GGGGAACAGGGAATAGTAATATTACTTCACTTGATACGAATGATAGACTTATACAAACTTCTTCTTCTGCATCTGGTGATGTTAAAGGTGGAAGTGAACCAAATACGCCAATAGCAGTTACTCAATATGCTAATGGAACCTATGAAACAATTGTTCGTGTTTGGCAAGATTTTCTTCAACGTGAACCTGGAAATATTCAGTTTGCAAATAATACAAATGTCACATTGAGTATTTTTGATTCTTCTTATACTCCTGGAACAGCAGACACAAGAACTCCAGTTGATTCTGGAACAGCAAAAATCGTAAACATTCAAGATGAAGGTGTGCTTGGTAAAAATGCTGTTGTCAATGCAACAGTTGGAGCAAATGGAACAATTACTAAAATTCGTGTTATTGATTCTGGACTGGCATATAGACAAGGTGAGGTTGTCACAATACAATCTTCTGGTCGAACTAATTCTTCTTCAGCAACTGGAAGTATTACACTTTCTGGTGCAGCGAATGGACAGGGATATTATGCTACAACAAGAAGTCATTTAGATTCACTTCGTGGATTTATTCAAGATAGTGAATTTTATCAAGAATATTCATATCAAGTTGTTTCACCAATTGCACTTGCAAGGTATCGTGACTATGCATTAAGATTAGTACATCCTGCAGGACAAGCATTATATGGAAGATATAGATCTCAATCAAATGCTTCAGTTGATATTATTGTAACTGCAAATAATGCAACAAGATTACAAGCAGTGGGAACAGTGGCAATTAGTACTGGTTCATTTAATGTTGTAGGAACATCAACCAAGTTAGATGATGTATATTCTAATAATTCTACACTTTATATTGAAACTGTACCAAAAACCTTCTATGCAGTTCCTATAAATATAGTATCGAGTAATACGACAGCAAACTTAACAATTGCTTGGTCAAACACGAGTCTGACCAGTGCGAATGTTTATTATTATAACGGAATTATATAAAGATGGCAGTTTATAGATACCCAACAAAAGATTTATCTATCAATAACGCAAAGGCATTTGTTTCAGCAATGAATGCATCAGATGGAAGAAACACTAAAAATTCAGTTATTCTTTATGCAGTTATTGGTAACAACTATGAATATCCAAATGAACCAACTCCTACAGTGCCTGAAGATAATGAACAGTATTTACAATATGAAGCACACAGAGAATTTATTGGTGCAAAGAGAATAACAACAGGCGATATTAGTCATGTTGTTCCAAGATATGATTGGACTAGTGGAACTGTTTATTCAATGTATCGTGACACAGACGAAGACATGTATGACAGAAGATATTATGTTTTAACAAATGAATATAATGTCTATAAATGCTTATACAATAATAAAGGTGGACAATCAACAGTAAAACCAACTGGATTCTCAATTGATTCATTTACAACTTCTGATGGATATACATGGAAATACATGTATACGATTTCATTAGGCGATGCAAATAAATTCCTAACAACATTACACATGCCTGTTAAAACTATTTCTGCATCAGATGGTTCAACAGAATCTGATAGACAACTCGCTGTTCAAAATGCTGCAGTAAATGGTGCAATAGAAATTATTGAAACAGTAAATGTTGGTGCAGGTTATCATACTGTTGCGAATGGTGTTGTTGAATCAGGTGGTAGAACAACACTTAGATTAAGTGCTGCAGGCGATAATCCTCCTTCACCATTAGATAACTATTATAATGGTTCATCAGTATACATTATATCTGGTACTGGAGCAGGACAATTAAGAAGAATTATTGATTATAATGGGTCAACTAAACAATTAACAGTTAACACTGCATTTGCGACTGTTCCAAATACTGATTCATCAGTGGTTGTATCTCCAACAGTTACGATTATTGGAGATGGTTCTGGTGCAAAAGCATATACTCGAGTTGTTGAAGCAACAGGTGCAATATCAAATGTTGCAATCATTGATTCAGGAAGTAAGTATACAAGAGGAAAAGCACTAATTACATCAAACAATATTCATGGCACAGGAGCAACAGCGAATGTTGTTATCTCATCAGTAGGTGGACATGGTTCAGATCCAATTCGTGAACTTGCTGCAGACAAAATTATGCTGAATGTAATATTTAATGGTAATGAGGGTGTTTCAGCAAATGGTAATGGATACATTCCTTCTAACACAGAATTTAGGTCAATTAGTATTCTTAAAGATCCAGTATTAAAAGTTGATTCTAATAATAATACTGTTACAACAGAGAGCATTGCAAATACATCAAACTCTCCAAACACTTTAAGATTAACTGACAGATTAACAATCTCTTACAATCAAATGGATGGTTCAACTCCACTTAATCCATTAGCAGTTAGAAACGTTATAACAAATAAAAGAAATTTATTACGTGCAAAATCAGGTGAATTAGAATTTGTAACTGAACTTTCTCCAACAGTAAGAAATACTCAAGGACTGACAAACGCTGTTCAAGGAGCAAATGGAAATGTTGTATATATACGTGAAGATGAGACAATTGCTGACCCATCGTTCTATTCAGTTTATATAAATAGTGTTGAAAGTTATGGGGACTATGCAGCATTCACAAAGGATGATGTCATATTAAAGAGTACTGCTGAAACTGAAATTGCAACAGTAGAAGCATTAAAAGGTCCAGAGGCAAATACTTTCTCTGGTGAATTGTTGTACGCTGAGAATGTTCAAGTTGTATTACGTGACTTAGAACAAACAGAAGACATCAAAATAATATTGGATTTTTAAATAGGTAACTAAATGGGAATTAACACAAATCTAAATCAAAGTCCTTACTTTGATGACTTCAATGAAAATAAAAACTTCCACAGAGTGCTTTTCCGTCCAGGATACTCTGTACAAGCAAGAGAATTAACACAACTACAAACTATTCTTCAAAATCAAGTCGAAAGATTTGCTGGTGAAGTATTCATTGATGGAACAGTTGTAACAGGTGTTGGACTGACCACAGACCAAATTAGTTTCGTCAAATTAAGAGATAAAGATGCTAATAATCGTGTTATCCTATTAAATGATTTCTATGAATCAGGTGCAGTTGCAAACCTAACAATTACAGGTGCAACAACAGGAATGACAGCGAAACTTGTCACTGTTACTGATGGTTCAGAAATTTCTGCACCAGATTACTTAACAGTCCACTGTCATTATACAAACTCTGGTTCAAACAATACAACAAAGGCATTTTCTGATAATGAAACTCTTATCTTTAGAAGAAGTTCGAATAGTGAATATTTTGTTGCAGCAAATACGATTACATCTGAAGCAACAGGTCAAGCATTAAAAGGTAACATCAGTGATGGTATTATCTATCATAAAGGAAACTTTATTCGTTGTCCAAGACAATCAACAATTATTGGTAAATATACAACCACACCAAGTAAAAAACTTGGTATAAGAACTGTTGAAAGCACTGTTGATTCAAACCAAGATTCTTCATTGCTTGATAATGCATCAGGTGCAACTAATTTCTCTGCTCCAGGAGCAGATCGTTTAAAATTAAATCCAATTTTAGAAACATATGACTTATCAGTTGCAAATACTGATAACTTCTTTATTATTGCAACAATTACAAATGGTTCAATTGAACAAAGAAATACCGAAACAGTTTACTCTGAAATTGGAAGTTACATTGCAGAAAGAATGCATGATACAACAGGAAACTTTGTTGTTGACCCATTCAATATTCGTGTACGTGAACATTTAAATAAAACAAATAGTCTTGGAAGATATACTTCTGCAGAGGGTGGTGATTCTAATTTATTAGTCGCTGAAATCGAAAAAGGACGTGGATATGTTAATGGATATCAAGTAGAACTTAATGGTTCAAAATATTTAAATGTTAACAAAGCAACTACAGTTTTCACAAAAGATGCACTTTCAATTGGTCAAGCATATGGTTCATATGTCTTCGCTGAAGAAGTTGTTGGAACATGGGATTTTTCTAATCTTAAACAAGTCGTTATAAGAGATGCTGCACAAAATGCAATAACAGGCAAAAACTTTGGTGCATCAAGTCCAAGTGGTACACAAATTGGTACTGCAAAAGTAAGAGGTGTTCAATATCATTCTGGCACTCCTGGAACTTACAATGGACAATTTAGAATTTATATTTTTGATATACAAATGAATTCTGGTAAATCATTTGCTGATGCTAGAGGATTGTATATTAACAATGCTTCTGGTCCAGATTCTTTTGCTGATATTGTTCTTGAAGCAAGTGGAGATGCAAAAGTACAAGAACAAGGATTATCAAATCTTGTATTTAAACTTGGACAAAAAGGAACTAAAACTCTTAAAGATGCAAGTGATATTGTTGACACACAATTTGTTGTAAGAAAAAGACTTTCAGCAGTATCCTTCGACACTGCAGGACAGGCATCATATGGTGTTGGAAACACTCATCCTGGAGGAACAGAGGCAATCGCTGACACTGGGTTGCCAATTACAAATATCGATGAAAGAAACACTCTAATCGTTTCAACAACTGCAACAACTACTGCACCACACACTGGTTATATTCAAACTATCAGTGGTAATACAATCACAGGTGTAAGTACAACATTTGAATCATCTTATCAAGTTGGTGACATGATACAAATTGTTGATGGTGGTAATACCTACAATGAAAGAATTTCTGAAATTACTAATAACACTTCATTAAAAGTTTATGATACAATTGCAGTAACAAGAAGTGGTGCAACACTTGCACATAAAACTTCTTTCCCAACTGGTTATCATTGGGATTTATCTGGCAATGGTACAATTTCTGCAACAACTTCTACAGTAAGTGTTGACTTACAACAAGCAAACCTTTCTTCAGGTTTCACTGCCGAAGTATATTACGATGTAATTCGTTCAAGTGCAAATCCAACTAAGAAAACAGTTTATAAAGATAAGTATGTACACATTAACACTGGTTCACATAGTGCTAGTGCAAATGGTCCATGGGGATTAGGTGTTTCTGATGCATTCGAAATTACTGCAGTATATAAAGGTGGCAACACTACAGTTGATACAACTGGTACTGATGTAACAAACGATTTCATTCTTGACAATGGACAAAAAGATGGTTTCTATGGTGTTTCTAAATTACAGAAAAATGAAACAAGTTCTTTAGATACAGTTAACACTGGTCTCATGGTCAAGTTAAGTTATTTCGATCGTGATACATCAACAGGTTATGGATTTTTATCAGTTGACTCATACGCTGATATTATTGATGATGCAAATACTGCAAACACAACAGCAATTACAACTCAAGAAATTCCAATATTCACTTCACCAACATCTGGTAAGAAAATTGATTTAAGAGACGCTGTTGACTTTAGACCAAAATATACAAACACAGTAACACCTTCAGGTACTGGAACAGTTGCATCTGCACCAACAAACCCTGCAGACCCAACAGTATTTTCATACACAGGAACATCAGGTGTTTATGTTCCTACACCAGACCAAACTTTCCAATGTGATGCTCAATTCTATCTCCCAAGAAAAGACAGAGTCATCGTTTCGCAAAGAGGAACATTTGAAGTTGTGCAAGGTATTCCAGATTTAACACCTAAAACTCCTGTTGAACCATCAAGTTCAATGACACTAGGTGTAATTGATGTACCTGCTTATCCTTCACTTGCTCCATCTTTTGCTAAAAATTATAATCGTCCAGATTATGGTGTTAAATTAGCACTTGAAAATAATAGAAGATACACAATGTCAGATCTTCGTGCAGTTGAAGGAAGAGTCAAAAATCTTGAGTATTATTCAACATTAAATGCTCTTGAAACTACTGCAAGAAATCAACAATTATTTGGTACTACTGGAATTGAAAGATTTAAAAATGGATTCTTAGTTGATAACTTTGAAGGACATAATATTGCTGATACAAATAATCCATATTATCGTGCATCAGTTGATAGACCAAGAGGCAGATTAAGACCTCTGTTTAATCGTTCTGATGTTTCATACAGATACGCAACAACAATTACTGGAAGCAATGTTAGAAAAACAGGAAATATTGTTTCATTAGATTATACTGATGAATCTATGATTAATCAAGATTATGCTTCCAAATTGCGTAATCCTGTTCAAGAATTATTATTTAACTGGCGTGGACAAGTTATTCTAGATCCAGAAGCAGATAACACACCAGACATTACTACATTACCAGATATTCAAGTTGACTTTGATGGCATTTATGAATCAATGGAACAAATTGCACGTGCTGCAAGAATAACCAATCAAATTGATTTTGGTACTTGGAGAACAACAGGTTCTGAATTTAGACGTGGTAATACTATAAGAAGAAATCAACAAAGAATTGTAACAGAAACAACTATTAGTGCTGCAACTGAATCCTTCAGTCTTGGTAATTTTGTTACTGATGTTTCAGTTCGTGAATACATGAGATCTAGACTCATCAACTTCACTGGTGTTCGTATGAAACCAAACACACGTGTTTATCCTTACTTTGATGATGAAAAAGTATTCAACTATTGTCGTGCTACAGATTCTAACTTTAGTCCAAAATCTGGTGCACCTGGACAGTTTGGTGGTTCACTTGTAACAGATAGCACAGGTACTGTATATGGACAATTTAGAATTCCAAATGATAGTGACTTAAAATTTAGAACTGGTACTAAGAGATTCTTATTAACTGATATTGACGATCCTATTGTCAAGTCAGAAGTTGCAACAACAAGTGCACATGGTGAGTTTACAAGTAATCCATTAGATGTAACACAACGTGGTACAACAGTTGATATTACTTTCCCTCAAATTTCTAAGAGACAAACAGTACAAAGAAGACAACAGTGGACAGTTCTTGATAGAGATAATGGTTGGCAAGATCCAATTGCTCAAACATTCTCTGTTAACGTTTCTGGTTCTACAGATGGTGTATTTATTTCTAAGATTGATTTATTCTTTGGTAATAAATCTTCTACACTACCAATTACTTTACAAATTCGTGAAGTTGAAACTGGATTCCCAGTTGATACAATTGTACCATATGGTCAAAAAACTCTACAAGCATCTGAAGTTAATACTTCTGCAGATGGTTCTACAGCAACAACATTTACTTTTGACAATTTAGTATTCTTAAAAAATAATACTGATTATGCTTTTGTAGTAATTCCTGGAGGCAACTCAGATGACTATACAGTTTGGTGTGCTGGATTAGGAGAAAATGATACAATCACAAATACATTAATTTCTAAACAACCATACACTGGTGTATTATTTACATCTTCAAATGACAATACATGGTCACCAATACAATCTGAAGATATGAAGTTCCAAATGTATCGTGCTAAGTTTACATCTAGCACAGGAACTCTTTACTTAGAAAATGAAGAGCAAGAATTCTTTGATTATGATAACTACTCAGGAGCATTTGTTGTTGGTGAAACAGCGATTGCTGAATCAGTACTTACATTCTCTAACAATGATTCGATTTCAGTAGGAACAGTTCTTAGAACACAAATAACTGATTCTGCAAATACTTTATTTGCTAATGGTACAGTTAGACAAATTGTATCAAGTGGTTCTGGTTCTGTAACTGTTAAAGTAGATAACTTCGGAACATTCCCAACAACTGCATCATCCAATACGAATAACATTTATGTTGGTTCAACTTGGATTGGTAACACCAGTGCCTTTACTGCAAACACTGCACAAGGAACTGTACAGTTTATTGATAATGCAAATCAAAAACTATATCTAACTGGTTCAGCAGGTGGGTTTGCTAATGGATATATTAGAGGGCAATCTTCTGGTGCATCTGCAAGAGTAACTGCAGTTAATGATTTACCATTGAACACAATTGTTCCAAAAGTTCCACATATTAATTACGCTGGAACTTCAGCAGGTTATTCATATAGACCAACAACAACTAGTGGTGTTATTTCATCAACTTATGAAAATATCGAACTAGCAGAAGAAAATAATTTCTATGATGGTGAGAAGAAAATTTATAGTAAGTCAAATGAAGATTCTCTAAGTGCTGTTGGAGGAACAACAAAATCTGGTCTTATTAAAGGAACAATATCTTCTACAAGAGATACAGTATCACCTATCCTTGATGTGGGTAGAGCAAATGCTATTGTTGTAGAAAACATTATCAATAATGATTCATCTGATGAACATAAAAACTTAGGTAATGCTTTAATGAGATATACTTCAAATCCTGTTGAATTAGATGATGGACAGGAAGCAGAAGATTTAATTGTTTATCTTGGTGCATATAAACCACAAGGAACAGACATTAATGTTTATGTTAAAGTATTGAATGGTGAAGATGGTGAATCTCTTGACACAAAAGACTTTACACCATTAAGACAAATTACTGCATCAAATACTTATTCTGAAGGTTTAGATGGAACTGATATTAAAGACTTTGAATATGGATTATATGCGAATACAGATGGTAGTGGATATGGTGCAAGTGGTAACACTTTTGCGTATCTAAATAGTGGTAATAATAATGTAATAACATATAATGGAAACGATGGTTCAGTATACCATACCTTTAAGACTTTCGCAATTAAGATTGTCTTTACAAGTTCTGGTTCTAACGTTGTTCCACTTGTCGCTGATATGAGAGCAATAGCATTACAGAAATAAGATATGGCAAAGAATTTAAAAATAAATGATAATGAAAAGGATGTGAGATTAATCATCGAAGAAGATAATAATCTTGTGAGAGATAAAAAAACAAATGCTATCCTTAATACTGATAAAAGTGCACTTGCAAGATATCGCACAAGAAGAGAAAAGGAAAGAGAAATGTTGCTAAAAGTTGAAAAGGTTGATAAACTAGAACAAGAAATGAAAGAAATGAAAATGCTAATGCAACATTTATACAATACAGCAGAAGAAAGAGAGTAATAGATGACAGTATCGATTTCAAACACAAATATAAATGATAACTTTAATACATGGAGATTAAATACTAATCTTGCTGCAACAGTTATCAGTAATAATGTAGTAACAGTTTCAAGAGCAGGTTCTGCAAATAGAGGTGGAACAGCACAGGGTAATGGTCATATTAAAGGCACATTCTCTGCAAATGAATTAAGAGCAACTACGCTCAAATCTGGAAACACAACCAATGATGCAAATTGGATTATAATCGCATCAAATACTTTTATTAATGCAACTGCAGTTTCTATTACAGCGAATACAATATTCCAAGGAAATGTTGATTTCGTAACTTCTGGTACAGATCGTCTTACTCTTGGCGATATCTCAAGAATAAGAATGACTGGTGGTAGTGCTGGTCAAGTTCTAAGAAAAATTGGAACAGACCAAATGGCATACAAATCTCTAACTTTAAGAGATATTACTGATTTATCAACTAACTCTGCACCAATTATCCTTTCTGGTGCAAATACTACATTTAGTGATAACAATGATTCACCTGCACTTATATTAACAAATGGTACAGATCGTGCACACTTGTTTATGGCAAGTGATGTAACTATTGGGGATTCTGATGTTTATTTAAAACTTGTTGATACAGCAGGGGATTCTAAGTTTGTTGTTAGTGACTCATCTAACAGTGAGGTGTTCAGTGTGGCATCTGATGGTGTTACCAACTTCACAGCAGACATTGAAGTTCCTGGTATTCAATCTAGTGGTAATATTTTACCAGACTCTGCTGGAGATGATAGTTATGACTTAGGTTCATCAAGTCGTGAGTGGAGAAATCTTTATATTGATGGTATTGCAAACATAGATGAGTTAAGTCTTGGCACATCTGCTGGTCAAGGTGTATCAACATCAATGATACCAAAAACAGATGCTGCAGGAAATCTTGGTTCTGCTACTCGTAAGTGGGGAACAATTTGGGGCGATAATACAAATGGTGGAGCAGGTGTATTTAATACACTAGGTGTTTCAGCAACTATAAATGCCAATGGTGCAGCAACGTTTAATGGTACAGCAACATTCAATAATACAACAACAATTGCTTCAGACTTTGTTATGTCTGGTAATGTTGCATCCGATATAGTTCCAAACACAGTAGACGGAACTGGTCAATATGACTTAGGTTCAAATTCTCAAAGATTCCATAATGTATATGCAAATAATCATTTTGCAAATAATGTTACAGTAGATAACGAAGTATCAATTAATGGTGACTTAACAGTACAAGGTAATACAGTTTTTGCTTCAGGTTCAGTTACTGCTCCTGCTGGTAGTTATACAACACTAACAGTTACAGGTGCAACGACACTTGAAGGTACAGTAGATCTTGGTGATACTTCTGGTGATACAATATCAGTAATTGGTGTTGTTGATACTAGCATTGTTCCAACAGGATCGGTTAACATAGGTTCTCCTGCATCACAATGGAATAATGCATACTTTGATGGAACAGTACAAACAGATTTCTTAACAGTAGATGAAAATGCTACAATTACTGGAACACTTGCTTCTGGTAATACCGACATCAATGGAACACTAGATGTTTCTGAATCAATTAGTAATGATGGAACAGTTCTTGTTGGTAAAAATGGTAAGATACATGCCAACAATGCAGTAGCAGATGGCACATTACAAAGTGCAATGCTTGCAAATACTATGAACATAGGAGCAGGTGGTGTTATTCATGGTTCTGCATCTAAAGTGCCAATTATCCGTGTTAACAAACAAGGACAAGTCATTGGAATTTCAAATACAAGCGTTGCAGGTGTAACAGGTTATAGTTACACAGATGCTAATAACACATTTGTAATATCAACTGCAGATGGTGGCAACTTCTCTGCAAACGTTGCAATTGCTGAGAATGCAACTGTAAACACAGACGGATCTAAAAAAGGTGTTGCATCTTTCAACTCAACACAATTTAGTGTAGCAAATGGTTATGTTTCTCTTGCTGGTGGAGCAAGTGGAGCAATCACACAAGTTACTGGAACAGCGAATGAAGTTGAAATCATACGTGATGGTGCAAATGCATACTTCGGATTACCAGATGATGTTACTGTAAGTGGACAACTTAATGTTGGTGAAAACTTAGTTGTCGCTGGTAACTTAACAGTCTCTGGTACAACAACAACCATTAATGCAGAAACATTAAATCTCGCTGATAACAAAGTTGTTCTTAACTCAAACTACAGTGGTTCAACTCCAAGCGAAGATGCTGGGTTTGTTATTGAACGTGGCACTTTACAAAATTACGAATTTATTTGGGATGAATCTGAAGGTCGTTGGACAGCAGGTGATAGAAATCTTGTTGCAAATACATTTATTGGAAACTTGACAGGTAATGTAACAGGAAACTTGACAGGGAATGTGACAGGAAACGTGACAGGAAATGTAACTGGAAACTTGACAGGCGATGTCACTGGTAATGCAGACACTGCTGATGTAGCATTAACTGCAACCACTACTGATGCTTTTGCGAATGCAGTAAACTTCTCACTCACTGGTGATGTTACTGCTCCTGCAGTATCATTTGATGGTTCAGATGGCGTGCAAATGAATGTGTCAATCAGTAATACTGCACCATCAATTATTAAAGTATATGATGTTTCTAACACACAAGTGTTCCCATAATAAGAGGATAATATGGCAGCAAAAGCAAATATAGTAATTGACCAAGGAGCAGATTTTTCTACAACTCTTACTGTAACAGATGATGCAGGAGATGCAGTAAATTTAACAGGTTACACTGGTTCAGCACAATTAAGAAAACACTATACATCAAATACATCAACAGATTTTACTGTTTCATTTGGAACACCAAGAACTTCAGGTGAATTAACTATTTCAATTGAAAGAGGTGTTACCTCTGCACTTGAAGCAGGAAGATATGTTTACGATGTTGAAATTACTAATTCAGCAAATACTAGATCTAGATTAGTTGAAGGTATTGCAACAATAACACCAGAAGTAACTAGATAATTCCTAAATAGTGCTATAGGATAATATTGGGAGAATACCAATGGCAGTTATTATAGGATAATATTGGGAGAATACCA